TGGAAAATCTTCTGGAGTAAAGGCAAAAGTAGTAAAAGTCCTTACTGCAGATGAGTCTGAACGAGGTAATATAATTTTATATATTGATTATCTTGAATCATCAAGTGATTTTTCTAAAAGAGAGTTTTTTGATAATGAGGTTTTAGTTACTGAAGATCCAATACAGTTTGGAAATACTTTTATATCTTCTGGAGAGGGGTTTGCTTCAACATTAGCAAATAATTCAACTTCAACTGGATCTGCATTTGCACTATCTAATGGTGTTTATTTTCTTAGAGGAACTTTTGTAGATGTATCTGATAAAATATTAATTTTAGACCAATATACAAATGATCCTAGTTATAGAATTGGTCTATTAGTTTCAGAAGAAATCATAACTTCAGATTCTGATGAGTCTTTAACAGATAATGCCCAGGGATATAATAATTATTCTGCACCTGGAGCAGATCGTTTAAAAATTACAACATCTCTTGCCAAAAAAGATATTAATGACTTTGATAATGCTAATTTTGTTCAACTAGCAACCGTTCAAAATGGTGTATTGCGAGAAATTAACAATAATACTGATTACAATATTTTAGGTGATGAATTAGCAAGAAGAACTTTTGACGAATCAGGACACTATTACATAAAGTCATTCACCACTTATTGCAAAGAAAGTTTAAATAATGGAATTGGCAATGGTGGAATTTTTAATTCTGGAGAACTTACTTATAATGGATCTGTACCAAACGAGGATCTTGCAATCTATAAAATAAGTCCAGGAAAATCTTATGTAAAAGGATACGAAGTAGAATTCCAAGGACCAACATTTCTAGATGTTCCAAAACCAAGAACAACAAAAACAATAGAAAGTCAAGCTGTCAATTTTGGGTTCAATCCAACGCTAACTGTTAACAATGTAACTGGATCTCCCCTGATTGATTTTAATACAACAACTACTTTAAGTTTAAGAGACGAAAGAGTAACTAGCGATCCTAATAGTGCTCCAGGAAATGAGATTGGTGTGGCTAGAGTTTATGATTTTGTTTTGGAACAAGGTGGATATGATGTTCAGAACTTAGAGACAAATCAATGGGATTTGTCTCTTTTTGACATACAAACTTATTCAAGTATTACATTAAATGAGCCAATAACTTTATCAATTCCAACTTATATCCGAGGTTCTCAAACTGGAGCAACTGGATATCTAAAAGAATCTGTTTCTAGTTCTAGTACTATTAATGCATATCAAATTAGAGGAGAATTTTCAGAAAAAGAAAATATAATTTTTAGTGGATCGGACGAAAATGAATTATCTAGGTATATTACTAATATTAGGAACTATGCAATCTCCGACATAAAATCAGTATATTCTTCTAGTGTTGGATCTGGCATAACATTTACTGCAGATACTATACAATCTAATTCAAATTTCATTGGAATTTCTTCTATTTCTTCTGGTAGTGGAGGAATCTCTACCGTAACAGTAAATGGCACTAATATTTCTGGGATAATTACTACTGGAAATTTAGTGAAATATAGTCAAGGCGGGGAAACAATAATTTCTTATGCTAAAGTAGAAGATGTGGACTATCTGGCAAGAGAATTCACAATATCTCCAGTAGAGAATGTTAATGGAGTAGTATATGGAGATCTACCAACATCATCAGTCAATGTGACAGATCTATCAATTCTCACTACAAAATTACAAATTACGGGAAGTAGTGGTAATTCATCTAGTAATAATTCTCTGTTTAGTGTTTTACCAAAATCAAATATCGAATCGGTGGATCTTACCAGATCCCAACTAACAATAAGAAAACAGTTTAGTAACATTAATATTTCTAGTAATTCGACAGACCCAATCGATGCTGAATCAAATGAAGTATTTTTACCATTTGACGAAGAAAGATATATTCTTATCAGAAGTGATGGAACTTTGGAAACTTTAACATCGGATAAGTTCGATTTTCAATCAGGTTCTACTAGATTAGTCATCAATAACTTAGGAGCAAATGATACTGGTGCTATACTGATTGCAACCCTAAGAAAAACAAAAATTAAATCAAAATCTAAAAAGAAAAAAATAGTAGATAGTGTAATTATTGATAAGTCATCTAATTTATATTCTGGAATTGGACAATCAACCACAAATGATGGACTGACTTATGGAAATTACCCTTATGGAACTAGAGTACAAGACATAGAAATATGTTTAAACTATCCAGATGTAAATCTTTTATATGCAGTTTTTGAGTCCAAAGACACATCAAATCCAGACTCACCATCTGCTACTATTGGTTCTATGGATGGTGCTACTTCAACTACTAATGATCTTATAATAGGAGAAAGCCTAGTAGGAACTATTAGTGGAGCAAGAGCACTTTATGTGGAAAGAAAAAATGACACTTCAATTGGATATATCTATGAAAATAATATAAATTTTATAAATGGAGAATTAGTTAGATTTGATCAATCCAATGTTAATGGCATAATAGGATCAATAAATCAAGGAAGCACCAATGTAACAGATAGATACAGACTAGACAATGGACAGAGACAAACATATTTCGATTATTCAAGAATCATAAGAAATTCCAATTCTCCAGAACCAGAAAGAAAATTAAAATCCTATTTTATGAGAGGATTTTTTGATTTGTCGGATGATGGAGATATAACTACTGTCAATTCATATACAACATTTAATTATAAAAATGAAATACCTTCAATTTCTGGGTATAGATTAACAGATTTGATAGATCTAAGACCAAGAGTAAAAGATTACACTGTTTCTGAAGGAAATAAGTCTCCATTTGAATTTGGTGGTAGAGATTTTTCTGGGTCCAATCATAGCTCCAAAAATATTATATCCCCAGATGAGTCTTTAATCTTAACTTACTCTTATTATTTACCAAGAATTGATAGAATTTATCTAAGTAAAGATAAGTCATTTTCTGTAAAATATGGAAATCCATCGGATATTCCAGTTTTGCCAGAAGAAGTTTCTGGGGCAATGAATATTGCTAACATCTATTTGCCAGCATACCTGTACAATACATCTGATGCTAGGATAGAATTTGTTCAACATAAAAGATATCAAATGAGAGATATCTTTAATTTAGAATCTAGAATTAAAAATCTAGAGTATTATACCTCACTATCAATGCTAGAGACAAATACGCAAAATTTATTTGTCGATGATGGTAATGGTCAAAATAGATTCAAATCTGGTTTTTATGTTGATAACTTTGGTTCTCTCCTAACTCAAGATTTGTCAAATGGAGTTAAAAATAGCATAGATGTTGGTAGGGGAGAATTAAGACCTTCTCATTATACTACAAATCTAAAGTTAGAAGTAGCAAATAATACTATAACTGGAATAGGTACTTCTACACAAACAAATGGAGATAAGAGATACGCAGAAATATTTGGATCAAATATAAAAAGAAGTGGTGATGTGGTCACACTAGATTATAGCGAAACTTCTTGGTTGAGACAACCATTTGCGACTAGAACTGAAAATGTAACTCCATTTTTTGTGAAACTTTGGGAAGGATCAATTCAGTTGTATCCATCTGTAGATGTTTGGATTGATGTCAATAAACTAGAACTTAATAATGTCGAAATGGAAGGATCTTTCTTGGGCGTTGCCGAAGCATTAAGAACCGAAATTTCAACGAATGAAGACGGAGAAAGATTGGGCGTTAGTCCAGTAATTTGGAATTCTTGGGAAACCACTGGCGTGGATTTAAATAGAAGAGTTGAATCTAACAGTAATAGTAGTACAAGTAGAGGAACATCAACATCAAGTAGACAGGGAACAGCAGCGGAATTCGAAAGATTTACAGGACAAAGTGTCACCAATGGCGTACCAAATACATTTAGGGTTGGCGAAGCAAGAGATACAACTACCAGAACCACAGTGACAACAACCAATACCTTCATGGATATTAGGTTAGACCAACAGAGAACTGGAATACAAAATACTGTAAGTGAGCAAATTGATACTGAGTCATTAGGTGATCGCATTATTAGAAGAGATATAATATCATTTATGCGTTCTAGAAATATAGAATTTACTTCTAGAAGAATGAAGCCATTCACTCAAGTATATTCATTTTTTGATGGGGTAAATGTTGGCGATTTTTGTTTCAGCAAACTAATTGAAATAGAAATGATTTCTGGGACTTTTAGTGTTGGTGAAACTGTGATAGGACAAATTAATGGGGTTTCTATAAATTCTAATGTAGTAATTTTCCGTGTGGCACAATCTAATCACAAGTACGGTCCTTATGACAATCCAACGGATTTTTTTGATAGAAATCCATACAATAGAGATGTTAATATTCCAGAACTTTATTCATCCACAAGTACTACGCTAAATGTAGACACTTTTTCTCTTGCCGAAGAATCAAACACTACATTTAGTGGGATTGTAAAACAAAATATGATTCTTAGGGGACAAACTTCCGGTGCTGAGGCCAGAGTGGCAAATGTTAGATTGGTAACCGATAGATTGGGAACATTAATAGGATCGTATCAAGTACCGAGTGGAATAGAAGGAACGCCACAATTTGAAACTGGTCGCTCTAGATTTAGACTAACAAGTAGCTCAACAAATTCCCAAATTCCTGGAGTAGTAACAACTGCAGCAGAAGAAACATTCTATTCACAAGGAGATGTAGATTCTAGCCAAGAAGTAACTCTTTCTCTCAGAAATGCGAGAGTGGAAGTAGATGATAGTTTTAGGCAAACCAGAGATTTATCTGATTCTGCATTACTTGACACGCAAACCACTGTGTCTAGTTCTACTTCTAGTAGTAATCCTAGACTAACTGGAGAATATAGAGATCCACTAGCACAATCATTCATTGTAGATGACCCTACTGGGATATTTGTAACAAAAGTTGATATATATTTTAGAACAAAAGATGAATCTCTCCCTGTCACTGTTCAAATAAGAGAAGTTGAGCTTGGGACACCAAGCCAAAAGATATTGCCATTTTCTGAAGTGGAATTAACACCAGATAAAATTTTACTATCAGAAGATGCTTCTATTACAACATCTTTTATTTTCGAATCGCCAGTCTACCTCGAAAGTCAGAGAGAATATGCGATTATTGTAATTTCAAATTCAAATGAATATAATGTCTGGATATCTAGATTAGGAGAATCTGATGTCGCAACTCTGGCGACAGAACAAAATCAAATTTTAGTAACTACCCAAAGACTTTTGGGATCTCTATTTAAATCCCAAAATGCTTCTACCTGGACTCCAAGCCAATATGAAGATTTGACTTTTGAGTTGCATAGAGCAAACTTCGTTTCTTCTGGTTTTCTGCAAATGTTCAACTCTGATCTACCAGAAAATCTACAAGTGATGACTAAAGATCCTGTTACCATTCAATCAAACAAAATTAAAGTATCTTTATCGTCAACTGTTACAAATACTGATTTAACCTTAGGAAATACTATAATCCAACAACCTTCTGGACTCTCAACTGCAACAGGAAATCTTGTTGGATATGCTGGAAGTGCATTTGGTAATTTAAATGTAGTAAACTCTGGGATTGGATATACTGGATCTAATATAACTTATACTGGAGTTGCGTTGACAAGTATAACAGGTTCTGGATTTAACGCTACTGCAAATATAACTATTAATAATGGTGGTGTTGTTGCATCTGGTGCCACAATTGCTAGTGGTGGATTTGGTTATATTGTTGGTGATATCCTAGAACCCATCTCCATTGGGGCACAAAATCTTGGGTTGGGCATGAGATTAAGTGTGTCAGAAATATCAGGAAGAAATGAATTAATTATTGATAATGTTCAAGGAGAATTTAGTACCGTTTCTAGTGACAAAGTTAAATTTATTAATAACTCCGGAGTAACTACAGATTTTAGTGATAATGGGACAGAATTCTCCATTGATAATCTAATTCCAGTAACTAGTGGAGATCACATAAAAGTATTTCACAGAAATCATGGGATGCATTCTTCTTCAAATATAGTAACACTTCGTGACATTAAATCTGATATTGATTCCGTTTCTCTAGTAGCACAATATCCAAGTGCATCCGGAAATGAAACAGAAATATTATTATCTGATGCAAATGATTTCGTAAATTATGAAAATATTCCGGTCAGCGCAACATATAAAGGTTATATTAAAATTTTAGATGAAATTCTTAGCTATGAGGGTGTCAATTTGTCAACAAATACACTTACTGGAATATCAAGAGAAATTGATGGAACAAAAGGATTTAACTATTCTGTTGAAACTTTAGTAGAAAAATATGAATTAGGAGGAGTCTCATTAAGAAGAATTAATAAAACTCATAATTTATCAGATGTGGATTCAACCATTTCTAACCCAATAGGAGTAAACTATTATCATGTCAAAATTGATATGGGATCGAATGGTGTTGATAGGAGCACTAACATAGAATATCCAAAGTTAAAATTCAATAGAACAAAACAAGTTGGATTGTCAAATGGGAAGGCAACATATAATATTCCATTTGAAGCAATGATACCCAATATAAAACAAATTGCTCCAACAGGAACAAGCATAAAATCAGCAGTAAGAACTGTCAGGGGAACTAGTTTAGGAGGAAATGAAGTATCTTTTGTTGACATGGGATTGCAAGATATAACTAATTCTAGAATTAATTATTTTGATTCCCCTAGGGTAATTGCATCAAAGGTAAATGAAACAAATTACTTGGCCGATTTTCCTGGAAATAAATCCTTAAATGTCAATGCTTTCATGGCAACATCAGATGCAAGAATTAGTCCTTCTATTGATTTGTCGAATAATAGTTTAGTTTTAATCAGTAATAGAGTAAATAGTCCAATTACTGATTATATAAATGACCCAAGAGTAAATTCAATTTCCGAAGATCCAAGTCTATTCAATTATATTTCAAATCAAATAACATTAGAATCTCCTGCATCTTCGATAAAAATTCTATTAGATGCTTATGTACATAATAATTCTGATTTGAGAGCATTTTTCTCGATAGAAGAAAGTAATGTATTTGTTCCCTTTCCAGGATATACAAATATAGATACAAATGGATCTATAATAGACGAGAGAAATAGTGATGGAAGTTCAGATAAAAAAATGATTAAACAAGATAAGTTTATTAATACTCCTGCGATATCTGATTTCAAAGAATATTCTTTTACTGTAGATTTAAACGAAATATTTAAACAATTTAGAGTGAAGTTGATTGGCACCAGTGAAAATCAAGCTTATGTTCCTATTATTAGAAATTTAAGAGTAATTGCTTTAGCGTAAAATGACATTATTACCAGTAGAAAATCATCAAGGACTTTATAGAGATCTGAAAACTAATGCAATTGTGAACAGAAATAGTATAGAATATGAAAACTATGTAAAACAAAGAGAGTCTAGAAAAATAAAAAATCAAAAAATTAATGAGTTAGAAGAACAGATAAATATTTTGAAAGAAGATTTATCTGAAATAAAATCTCTTATAAAATTACTAATTCAAAAATAAATATACATATAAGTGTAGACTATTTTTATAGGCATAATGGCGCAACCATCAACCAGACAGGAGTTAATTGATTACTGCAAAAGAAAACTTGGTGCTCCCGTGCTTGAAATTAATGTTGCCGATGAACAAATAGAAGATTTGATTGATGATGCAATTCAATTTTTTCAAGAGCGCCATTTTGATGGAGTTTCTCAAACATATCTAAAGTACCAAATAACTCAAGATGATATTGATAGGGGAAGAGCAACAGGTATAACTGGAGTTGGTATTGCTTCTACTTCGGCAACTACAGATATCGGTGGATCTTCAACAACTTTTAATTATTATGAAACAAGTAATTACCTTCAAGTCCCAAATCATATAATAGGGGTCAATAAAATATATCAATTTGAAGGGTCAAATAGTCTTTCTAGTGGTATGTTTAGCATTAAATATCAGTTATTTTTAAATGACATTTATTATTGGGGTTCTACTGAACTATTAACTTATTCTATGGTAAAGACATATCTTGAGGATATTAATTTTTTACTAACAACACAGAAGCAAATAAGATTCAATAAAAGATCTGACAGATTATATCTAGATATTGATTGGTCATCAGTAAAAGTTGGTGAATACCTAATTATAGATTGTTATAGAGCATTAGATCCAACTAGTTATGGTCAGGTTTGGAATGATTCTTTTCTTAAACTATATTTAACCTCACTAATTAAGCGACAATGGGGACAAAATTTAATAAAATTTCAAGGAGTTAAACTTCCAGGTGGTATAGAATTTAACGGAAGACAAATATATGAAGACGGCCAAAAAGAAATTGATAATTTGATGGAAAAAATGTCTAATACATACGAACTCCCTCCCCTTGATCTTATTGGTTAAGTATATGCTAAATCCATTTTTTCTACAGGGTTCTAAAGGTGAGCAAAATCTAGTTCAAGATTTAATTAATGAACAGATTAGAATGTATGGTGTAGATGTACATTATATTCCCAGAAGATATATTACAAATAAAACAGTAATTAAAGAAGTAATTCAATCCGAGTTTAATAATGCATTTCCTATTGAAGCATATGTCTCAAGTTATGATGGATATGGTGGACAGGGAACATTACTTTCTAAATTTGGCATTCAAGATATTGATGAATTAATTTTAATAATATCAAAAGAAAGATTTGAAACTTATATTTCACCATTAATAAAAAACTTATCAGATATAGAATTATCAACTAGACCAAAAGAAGGTGATTTAATTTATTTTCCTCTTGGTGATAGATTATTTGAAATTAAATATGTAGAACACGAATCTCCATTTTATCAATTACAAAAAAATTACGTTTATGAATTAAAATGTGAACTCTTTAGGTATGAAGATGAAGTTCTTAATACTGATGTGGATAATATTGATGATAATATAATAAACCAATCAAATATAAAAACATTTACTATGGTTGGTGTTGGATCAACAGCAACTGCGATTACAAGTTTAGTTAATGGTGCAGTTTCATTCATCACGATTACAAATCGTGGAAGAAATTATACTAGTGCTCCTATGGTTGCAATATCAAACTCTCCAGCACCTGGAGGAACTGCTACGGGAATAGCAACTTTAATCACTGGAATTGTTGATTTATGTGATCCAACAGGAACTGGATATAGAGTTCAAGGAGTTGAACTTACGAATCCTGGATATGGATATACACAACCCCCAAAAATAGCATTTTACGGTGGTGGGGGAGAAGGGGCAGAAGCAGTTGCAACATTATCTGATGGATCTATCGGTATTGTAACAATAACTAGCGGTGGATCTGGATATGCAACTCCACCTCAAGTAAATATTGTTGGAGTTGCATCCACAAGTGCAATTGCAAGAGCATCAATAACAAATGGGATTGTTACTTCAATAACTGTTTCAAACTCTGGTGTAGGATATACAGAATCTCCATCAATTATTATAAGTGACCCTTATATGATTGGTTTTGGTACTTATCAATTTAATGAAATTGTAGTTGGGTCTGCAACAAGTACAACTGCAAGAGTAAATGCTTGGAATGCGAATACTAATCAATTAGATTTATTTATTATTAATGGTAGTTTTGAGGATGGTGAAGTAGTTGTAGGACAAGAATCTCAAGCAACATATAAGATTAGAACAATATCAGAATTTAACTCCATAGATCCATATTCGAGTAATGAAGAAATAGAATTAGAATCTGATGAGATTATAGACTTTAGTGAAATAAATCCTTTTGGAATGCCTTAGATTATATTTTTCTTAATAAATAGTTAATAGTGGGAGAAACGGTATGTTTGAATATTTTTATCACGAAGTAATAAGAAAAACTATTATTGCATTTGGAACTCTTTTTAATAAAATTGAAATTAGAAAAAAAGATACTTCTGGAAATACAGTTTCTATACTAGAGGTTCCTCTAGCATATGGACCCACTCAAAAGTTTTTAGCTAGACTTGAACAATCTCCCGATCTCAATAAACCAATTCAAATGTCTTTGCCAAGGATGTCATTTGAATTGGTTGGTATAAACTATGATCCTCGTAGAAAAACAACAGCAACACAAACATTTTTAGCAAATAACATATTAGATAAAACTGATATAAAAAAAGCATATATGCCTGTTCCTTATGATATAGATTTTGAATTGTCAATTATGACAAAGCAAAATGATGATATGCTTCAAATTATTGAGCAAATATTACCGTATTTTCAACCATCATACAACTTGTCAATAGATCTGATTGAAAATATTGGGGAAAAACGAGATGTACCAATAATTTTAAATACTATATCAATGCAAGATGACTATGAGGGAGATTTTTCTACTAGAAGAGCATTAATATATACTTTAAGATTTACTGCCAAGACATATTTGTTTGGACCACTTTCTACAGACAATACTTCTGCAGACATTATCAAAAAGGTTTCTATTGGTTTTATTTCTGGAGATTCTACTAAATCACCATCTAGAGAACTAACATATACAGTTGAACCACAAGCAACTCAAAATTATACAGGAAATGTAGTTACAAATATTTCTACTGATGTTGAGATTGATGATATTTTAATTACGGTAGACAATTCTTCAGAAATTTTAGAAAAATCATATATCACCATTAATAATGAAACTTTATATGTAAAATCTAAAGAAAATAATGTTTTAACTGTTGAAAGGGGTAAATATAATACTCCAATATCAATCCATGTTTCTGGATCAGGAGTTAATCCTATAACTAATGAAGACAATTTATTGATTGCGTCTGGAGACGATTTTGGATTTAGTGATAGTTTCAGTTAAAAGATATGAAAAAAAGTAAAAACTATGAAGGACTAGATGATGCATTTAACACCAATACCCCTAAAGTGGATGTCGAAATTGTTGAGGAATCTAATGCATATTTAAACACAACTGAAACTAAAATTAATGATATTAGAAAAGATTATGAATATACAAGAGGAAACTTATATTCTATTATAGAAAAAGGACAAGAAGCAATAAGTGGTATTCTTGAACTCGCACAAGAAACTGAAGCTCCTAGAGCGTATGAAGTTGCAGGACAATTAATTAAAAATGTTTCGGATGCAACAGAAAAATTAATGGAATTGCAAAAGAAATTAAAAGATATTGAAGACATTAAAGAACGAAAAGGTCCAACTAATGTTACAAATGCACTATTTGTGGGATCAACTGCAGAATTATCAAAATTATTAAAACAACAAACAGAAAAAAATGAAAACCTTTAGTCAATTTCAAGAAGAGTGAAGTGATAAATATAAAAAGAATATTGACTACTCCAATCCAAAAGGATTTTCTCAACGTGCTCATTGTACGGCAAGAAAGAAGAGAGTAAAAGGTGAAGAGACTAAATCAAAACAGGTAAAATGAACGAAGATCTTCGCAAATGGTTTGGTAAAGGTAAAAAGGGTGGTGTAGGTGGCGGTGGATGGGATCGTTACAACACTAAAGGTGAAAGAATTGGTAAATGTGCTCGTGAACCAGGAGAACCAAAACCAAAGTGTCTTTCAAAAGAAAAAGCAGCAAAAATGACTAAAGATGAAATTGCTGCTGCAGTAATAAGAAAAAGAGAAGAAGATCCAGTTGCAGATCGTTCAGGAAAAGGAGGAGCACCTAAAATGGTATCTAATAAAATTGAAGAAGGACTAGAAGAAATTAGATATTGTCCAATGTGCAAAAAAAGAGAGAAAAGAAAAGAATGTTCTTATGGCCCACAAATGTGGGATGCTGTAACCGTATCTATGCCAGATTCAACAATGGATGAAGCAAAAAAATATCCCGATCACGAACATTCTATGATTCGTTCTGAACTCCAAACGATTAGAAAAGCAGTAGATCGTCTCAAGTCAAAGATGAAAGGTGAAGGAAATGTAGAAGCCTGGGTTCAATCCAAAATTACAAAAGCAGCAGATTATATTGATGCTGCAGCTGATTATGTAGATAGTGGTGAACATAATGTCCATGATTCTATGGATGAAGAAAAAAAAGATCCTTGTTGGGATGGATATAAGCAAGTTGGAACAAAAAAGAAAAATGAAAAAGAAGTTCCTAATTGTGTTCCAGTAAATGAAACATCTTTTGAAATCAAGCACACATCTAAAGATGTAACAAAAGCAAGGAGAGCAAAAAAAATAGATGCTTTGGCGCAAGGAGGAACTGGTGGAGAACAACAAAATGCTGCTCGTATGTCGGGAGTTTCTTTACCATCAATAAAAAAAGAAGAAATTTCAATAGTAGATAAAATTTTACTTGAAATGGAAGCAGAAGTTCTTAATGAAAAGAATGTTCCTACCAATCCTTCATTGTGGGCAAAAATGAAAGCAAAAGCAAAGGCAAAGTTTGACATATGGCCTTCTGCCTATTCAAGTGGTTGGGCTGCAAAAGAATATAAAAAAGCAGGTGGTAAGTGGAAATCTGTAAGTGAAGAAACTGAACTTGATGAGGCAGTAAGAATTCCATCAAAGACTGGGAATATCATTCTTGTAACTTTGAACTGGAGAGGAAAGTATTATGCAATAAAGATGTTCTTTCCTCAAATTTCTACACCAAATCGCAGAGAAGTGCAGGATCAAATTAACAAAGTATATCCAGGTTCAAGAGTTTTAGCATATAATATTTCAGACATTAAACCAGGAGAGCAGTTTTTGCAGATAGAAGACTGGCAAAAAGTTAATCGTAAAGATAAAACTGATGGATTAAGTCAAAAAGCAGTGAATGCTTATCGTAGAGAGAATCCAGGTTCTAAGTTACAAACTGCTGTAACTGAAAAAAACCCAACAGGTAAAAGAGCAGATAGGCGTAAAAACTTTTGTAGTCGTATGTCCGGAATGAAAAAACGATTGACTTCAACAGAAACTGCAAGAGATCCAGATTCAAAAATCAACAAAGCACTCCGTCGTTGGAACTGTAACTAAAATGAAATCATTTAAACAATTCCTCTCAGAAAGTGTAAATATTGCAGGAGATTTCAACGGAAATCTTTATATTGGTGGTTCAGATTCTCAACCAGAACCTGTGGGAGAATCTTTTGTTGCAGATGTTACTTGGATGGGTAGCATCCATCGTCTTGAGATGGTATCCAAGAATGGTATTCCAACTAAACAAGAACTTGGAGAGCAACTTCAGAAAGAATATCCTGGAGCAATGGTTCATAACATTTATCCAGCAGAAGAGAAAAACTTCAATATTAAAACTACAAGGAGATATCATCCTGGAAAATTAGAGTGGATTGACTAATTATGGCACAGTGGAATAAAAACACACAGGACTTCTTGAATCAAGAGAGAAGTCTATTTGAAGTTAATGGTGTTGCAACCAGAGATGGAAATATTGTAGATAATATTAATAGATTTCCAGTCAGTGTAAATTCTGATGCTTTTGGAAGGACTAGAATATCACAACCACTTACATTATTTGATAGTTCCCACAGATATAGAGACAACAATCTTTGGGACAGTTTGATTGTAGGCACTGGTTCTACAGTTGGTTTTGCAACCACACAAGGTTTGATTAATATAAGTATTGGAACTACTGCTGGTTGCTCTGTAATTAGAGAAACTACAAAAGTATTTTCATATCAACCAGGCAAATCATTACTCGTGTTGAATACATTTGTAATGAATCCACCAAAAACTAACTTAAGACAAAGAGTTGGATATTTTGGTGCTGATAATGGAATGTATTTTGAGGTTGATGAAACTACTGCATATTTTGCAGAGAGAAGTTTATCTACTGGTACACAAACAAGAGTACCACAAACAGAATGGAATATTGATAAATTAGATGGAACTGGTGTTTCTGGTTATACATTAGATATTTCCAAAGCACAAATTCTTTATATGGATATTGAGTGGTTGGGACTTGGAACTGTAAGAGTTGGATTTGTAATTAACGGACAGTTTATTCACTGCCATTCATTCCATCACGCAAATATTATTGAATCAACTTATATCACAACTGCATCATTACCTTTGAGATATGAGATTGCAAATACTGGAATTACAACAAGTGCAAGTACATTAAAACAAGTTTGTTCTACAGTTATTTCAGAAGGTGGTTATGAACTTCGTGGATTACAACAGGCAGTAAATACTCCAATTACATCACCAGTAGATTTACCTTCACCTGCAGGAACTTATTACCCAGTCATTTCTATTCGTCTCAAATCAAGTCCAGATAGATTGGATGCAATTGTTATTCTAACTGCACTATCCATAATGGGAATTGGAAATGGACCTGAATATAATTGGCAAATAAGAGCAAGTGCAACTACAAGTGGAGGTACTTGGGTAAGTGCTGGTGTTGATAGTGCTGTTGAATATAAAATTGCTGGTGGAACTGTTACTGGGGGTAGAGTATTAGCATCTGGATTTTTTAGTTCAAGTAATCAATCCAGCACACCAGTTGATATTCTTAAAGAAGCACTTTTCAAGTTTCAGTTGGAAAGAAATGGTTTGACTGGAACACCTTACGAATTAACACTTGTATGTGCTACTAATAGTGCTGGTGCTGATGTTTTTGCATCATTAGATTGGGAAGAAATTAGTAGGTAAAAAATATGTCTGATGTCTATTTGGGAAATCCCCTATTAAAAAAAGCAAATACTCCGATTGAGTTTACTCAAGAACAAATTGAGGAGTTTATTAAGTGTCAAAGTGATCCTGTATATTTTGCAAAAAATTATGTAAAGATTGTAACTCTTGATAAGGGATTGCAACCTTTTGCAATGTATCCTTTTCAAGAAAAGTTAGTTAGAAATTTCCACGATCATAGATTTAACATCTGTAAGATGCCACGTCAAACGGGCAAAGCTTTATCGTTAGATACTCTAATTCCAACACCAACTGGTTGGACTACTATGGGAGATCTCAAGGTTGGTGATGAAATTTTATCACCAACAGGTGATGCAGTTTTGGTTACTATGAAAACCGAGACTATGTATAATCATAATTGTTATAAATTATATTTTGATAATGGTGAAGAAATAGTAGCAGATGCAGATCATTTATGGGAAGTTGATAGTTCTTATTGGAGAACTGGAAAAAAAGTTATAACTTCCCAAGAAATATTTGAACAGTATCAAAAAAAATCTGCAAATAAAAGAGGAAAGGGTGTTCAGGGTTCTCTTTATGTTCATAAATCTAATCCAATCAAATTTATTAAAAATGAGTTGAGTATTCATCCATATTTACTTGGAGTATGGTTGGGAGATGGATATTCTTCTGATGGAAGAATTATTGCTCATAAAGATGATTATGAATTCTATAAAACAAAATTTGATATTGAATATGAAAGGAATAGTAATAATT